TGTCGCTAGAGGAGATGGAGGAGATTATTCAGCATGTCACGTTATGGATGTAGAGTTAGCTGAACAGGTGGCAGAATACAAAGGTAAATTGGATACAAAAGATTTTGGAAACTTTTTAGTAGCATTAGCAACCGAATATAATAACGCTTTACTTGTAATCGAAAACGCTAATATTGGTTGGGCAGTAATCCAACAAGTAATAGATAGAGATTATAAGAATCTATTTTATATGAGTAAAGATTTAAAGTATGTAGATGTAGAACATCAATTACATAACAAATATAGAGCAGAAGAAAGAGGAATGGTAGCTGGATTTAGTACAACATCTAAAACAAGACCACTTATTATTTCTAAATTAGATGATTACTTCAGAGAAAAATCAGTAACAGTTCGTTCTGCTAGATTGGTAGATGAATTATTTACATTTATATGGAACGGAAATCGTGCTGAAGCAATGAAGGGTTATAACGATGATTTAGTTATGGCATTCTCAATTGGATTGTGGGTAAGGGATACTGCACTACGATTAAGACAAGAGGGGATAGATTTAACTAAACAAGCTTTAGGTGGTATAGGACAAGCAACGCACGGAACGGCTGTATATGGTGGAAATCAACCAGACCACAACCCTTGGTCACAAAAGATTAATGGTGAAGATGAAGATTTGACCTGGTTAATTCGATAATATGAAAAAGTATATATTTATAGAGTATAGGAGTTAATTAAGGAGATATCAATTATGAGCGAAATAACAAAAGCATTGTATAGTAATCATATAAACATCATTAGAAATGAAGCCGAAGAGGTTGAAGAATATGATGTTGTTAATGAGAGTGATATTAAGGAATTAGTAGAGTACTTAAAAACTTACAAACCTGATGTAAACGAAGCAGAATATCAGGGTAGAAAAGTTAAGTTGGGTAAACCAACGAGAGGGGATACTAAAAAATTCAAAGTTTATGTAAAAAACCCAAAAGGTAATGTGGTTAAGGTAAACTTTGGACACGGCGGTACATCGGCTAAGAAAAAAGGTGAAAAAACAATGCAGATTCAGAAAGATATACCATCTAGAAGAAAAGCATTCAGAGCAAGACACAATTGTGATAATCCAGGTCCAAGACATAAGGCTAGGTATTGGAGTTGTAGAGCTTGGTAAAATAAAGGTTATAAATTAAAAAAAACAAACAATGGCAGATACTTCATTTTTCGGTAGATTAACTAAACTATTTTCAACACAAGCAATTGTGACTGTTGATAAAGATGGTAAGCGTAAAGTAGTTGACTCGGATGAAAGACAACACACCAATCTATCAGCATTAAGAGATAGATACACAAAATTACAAAAATCATTCTACGAAACATCTGGTAAAGCACAATCAATGGCTTACCAACAAGTTCGTAGAGAAATATTCAGAGATTACGATGCGATGGATAATGACCCAATATTAGCATCCGCATTAGATATATACGCCGATGAATCAACTCTTAAAAATGAATATGGGGATATCTTAACAATTCGTTCATCGGATGAAGAGGTAAGGGCTATATTAAATAATTTATTCTATGATGTAATAAACATAGAATTTAATCTTTGGCCTTGGGTAAGAAACTTATGTAAATATGGAGATTTCTTCTTAGGTTTAGAAATGGCTGAGGGTAAGGGTATTGTTAACGTAACTCCTTATTCAGTTTACAATACAGAAAGACTAGAAGGTACGGATGAATCAAATCCAAACTATGTAAAATTTCATGTAGAAGATGACCAATTAGGTAAAGTTGATTATGAAAACTATGAAATAGCACACTTTAGATTATTAGCAGATACCAATTGGTTACCATATGGTAAAGCTATGATTGAAAATGGTAGAAGATTGTGGAAGCAATTATCTCTTATGGAAGATGCTATGTTAATTCATAGAATTATGAGAGCACCTGAAAAAAGAGTTTTCAAAATAGATATTGGTAATATCCCACCAAATGAAGTGGATAACTATATGCAAAGAATTATCAACAAAATGAAAAAAGTTCCTTTTGCTGATAATAATGGAGATTATAACCTAAAATATAATATGCAGAATCTAACTGAAGATTTCTACTTACCTGTAAGAGGTGGTGATAGTGGAACGCAGATAGATAATTTAAGCGGATTAGAATATTCATCTATTGATGATATCGATTACTTAAAAAATAAATTATTTGCTGCACTTAAAATACCAAAAGCATATTTAGGATATGATGAGAATGTAAATGGTAAAGCAACATTAGCAGCTGAGGATGTTAGGTTCGCAAGAACAATTGAGAGAATACAAAGAATAGTTGTTTCTGAATTATCTAAAATAGCAATCGTACATTTATACTCACAGGGGATAAGTGATGATAGGTTAACTAACTTTGAATTACAATTAGTCAATCCATCTACAATTTACGAACAAGAAAAAGTAAACTTGTGGAGTGAGAAAATTAGACTAGCTCAAGATATACAAGGATTAAATATGTTATCTAAAGAATGGGTTTATGATAATATCTTTAAACTTTCAACAGATGAAAGCCAAAAAGAAAGAAATACTTTACTAAATGATTTAAAAGATAGATACAGATTCCGTTCTATTGAAGATGAGGGTAGTGACCCTGCGATTGAAGAAGAAGCAGAAGATGTAGAAGAATCATTAGAAAAACTTAAAAATGAACTCAAAGATAAGGGAGGTAGACCTCGTGAAGGTGGAACTTATAAAAAGGATAAAAATCCGTTTGGAAGAGACCCTCTTGGTGATGAAGAAAGAAAAGCAGCTTTAAAGAAAGAATCACAAAAAGCTAAACTTAGAGTTAAGTCCGTAATAAATGGTGTTTCAGCAAAAAAGAAATTTTTACATGAAACGGATATGTTGGATGAAAATAACATTATAGACGAGTAAATTTTACTTTAAGTAAATATTTTTATATTTATATGTGAGATTTAGTATTCTATCAAAATTGGAATTAATAGTATGAAAAAAATAAAACATAGTAAGTTTAAGAATACAGGCGTATTGTTTGAACTACTAATTAGGCAAATAACACTAGAAGTATTGAATGGAGATACTGAGGAAAAGGCCAAAAAAATATTAAGCGAACACTTTAACCAAAAGACTGAAATAGGTAAAGAGCTTAAACTGTATCAACTATTAAGCCAAGAAAAATACAAAGCTGAAAATAGAGCAGAAAAGTTTATTGAAACTGTCTTAGAAGCTAGAAAAAAAATAGATTCTAAAAAATTAACTAAAGAAAAATATACCTTAGTTAAAAAGATTCAAGAATCATTTGAAATTTCTCAGTTTTTGTCCTCACCAATTACAAACTATAAGGTGATGGCATCTATATATAAAATATTTGAATCTCAGAATACACAAAACTATGATATAAAAGAAGTTTTTAATTGTAAATATACAATTGTGGAAAACTTAATTGGTAAAGATGTTAAAAACAAAGAAAAAATCGTAGAAGCAAAAGCATTAGCAGAATTCAAAAAACAAAGTAAAGAAGATAGATTCTTAACTTACGGAGTTTTGTTAGAAACTTTCAATAAAAAACATACTAAACTAAATGAATCTCAAAAATCATTATTAAGAGAATATATTAATAATGTAAGTAATACTTCCAAATTTAAAGAATACTATACTCAACAATTAAAAGAAGTAGTTACAAATTTAGTATCAGCTCATAAAACAATAAAAGATAAAGTAACTAAAATAAAACTTAAAGAAACTATCAATGTTTTGAAAAAAGCAAAAATTGGTAGAGTTGTATCGGATAACCAGGTTACCGCTATGATGATAGCTTATGAACTGATTCAAGAAATAAAAAATGTCAAAAACTCTTAGTAAGTACATTCAAGAGCTCATTAAAGAAGTTGAGAATGAATTAGATGAGGTAAATGTAACTGGTAACGTAGATGGTTACCAAACACCCCATGCTTTTACAGGTGGAAAAAAGAGTAATGAGAAGAAACGAAAAAAGATTGCTACTCAGTTCGGAATGACAATAGTTGGTGAAGGTAAAAAAATCAAAAGACCAGTAAATCGTTGGTTGGAATTGAAAAATGATGAAAGTCGAACTCCAAACCAAAAGCTAGCTTTAGGATTAAAAGAATTAAAAAATCAGCTAGCAGAAGTTGAGATGTTTTTCCGATGGTACAATAAAATTCGTTCTATGAATGAATTAAGTAAAGATAAGTATTGGAAAAGAACAAACCGTCATATTTATAGTGTGAAGGAAAGATTAGTAAACATAGCAAATAATATAAAGGAGTTAGACCAATGAAAATAACAAAAGAAAGATTAAAAGAAATTATTAAAGATGTTCTAGTTGAAGAAACAGAATATCAAAAATTTTTCGCTAAGGCATTAAAGAAGAGTGGTAAGTCGATTCCACAAATGTCTGATGATGAGAAAAAGGCATTCTTCAACAAAATTGATTCAGCTTGGAAAGGCAAAGGAGAAAAGAAAGAATCTGTAAAAGAAGGTGAACTTCCTCCAGCTCTTAAAAAAGCAATTGAAGATAAGAAGAAAAAAGAAGAGAAATAATAATCGATGACATTAAAGGAGTTGAAACAAATTGTTAAGGAAGAA